TTGATACAGATTCAAACGGTCGCTGGTCAGTAGAAAAATTCAAGGGCCTGATGTACCAACTAGAAAGAGAAGCTAACAAGATTGCAAGAGATACCCGTAGGGGTAAGGGCAACCTAGTACTTTGCTCATCAGACGTTGCTTCAGCACTTCAGATGGCTGGTGTACTTGATTACGCTCCTGCTCTTAACAGCAACAACCTTCAAGTTGATGACACAGGTGCAACATTCGCTGGTGTTCTAAACGGGCGTATTCGAGTTTACATCGATCCATATGCCGGCGGTAACTTTTTCATGATGGGTTACAAGGGTGCATCACCGTTTGACGCAGGTCTTTTCTACTGCCCATACGTTCCTCTCCAAATGGTACGCGCTGTTGATCAAGACACATTCCAACCTAAGATTGGCTTCAAGACACGTTATGGAATGGTTGCAAACCCATTTGCACAAGGCACTACAGCAGGTCTTGGTTCTCTTACAGAAAACAGTAACGTGTACTATCGCCGCACACTAGTTAACAACCTAATGTGAGACAAACCATAAAAATAAAAAAGTATTTCGTATTTTTTAAGCCCGCTGTATACAGCGGGCTTTTTTATGGATAAATAAATTATGAGCGCTATTACTACAACCCCTACTAAAAGCAACTTTCTTTCACCTCTTGGGTTTAGGTTTAATATTAAACGAACCCCGGGGCTAAATTACTTTGTTCAAAGTGCAAACATACCCGGCACAAGTATCGGTACAGCTGTAGTTGGTACCCCCTTCGTAAATATTCCTTATACGGGTGTTAAAAACACGTTTGAAGATTTAGTAATAGCATTCAAGGTAGACGAAGAGCTAAGAAACTATAAAGAAATTTTTGACTGGATGATGGCAATCAGTTTCCCTGATAATTTTACGCAGCATGCAGCTATTGCTAATGCTAATCCTGGCTCTGGTGATGGCATCTACTCCGATGCAACTCTTACAATTCTAAACAGCGTAAAGCATCCTATCGTAGAAGTAAACTTTAAAAATCTGTTTCCATATGACCTATCAGAGCTTAAGTTCTCTACAACAGAAACAGATATCAATTATATCGAAGTGGCTGCTTCATTCAAGTACCAGTCTTTCACTCTCAATTACTTGATTTAACCCAAAGAGTATTATATACTTTAGCAATACCTAAGAGGTTTATTGCTATGAAATTAGATGAAATACATCAGTTGTGGGAAAAAGATATCTGTATAGATAGAACTGAACTTGGAGAAGAGAGTTTGCGCATTCCTCAACTACACTCGAAATATTTCAAGATATTTTCAGCTGAGCGCATGACCCTTCGCAAGCTTGAAGCAGATCTTAAATCTCTATACAGGCTTAAATTCGAATACTACACTGGTACAATAGACCAGGACACTCTTGAAGAAAAAGGCTGGGAGCCCAATCCGCTCCGAATACTAAGAACTGATCTTCCGATATACCTAGACAGCGACAGCGACTATTCCAATCTACAGCTTAAGATAGAGATACAAAAGGAGAAAGTAGACTTCTTAGAGTCTATTATAAAGAGCCTTCATACGAGGGGGTATCAAATTAAAACCGCTGTAGAATGGGAAAAATTTAAAGTGGGTGCATGAGTAAATTACTTATTGAAAAAATAAACGAGGTCTATATAAAAGTTCATTGCGAGCAATCTACTGCGCAAGAACTTAGTGACTATTTTACTTTCACAGTTCCCGGTGCAGACTACATAAAAAGAGCAAGGGCAAAAAAATTTGGTAAAGTAATTAACTGGGATGGAAAGATAAGACTTTTTAATGCTGCTACAAGAAGAATATATGGCGGTTTAAAATTACATATTGACTTATTTGCGCGAGAAAGAAACTACGTAGTAGAAAACTTAGATAGCAATCAGTTTGCCGAAACACCATTTAGTCTCCAAGAAGCGAAAGAATATTCGGATAGCCTGGATCCCAAAATAGAGCCTAGAGAATATCAACTTCAAGCCTTTGCTCATGCGGTGAGAACAGGAAGGGCTCTTTTACTATCACCAACCGCATCAGGCAAGTCGTTCATTATATACCTTCTTTCAAGGTTTTATAACGAGCTAGGTAAAAGAATTCTAATTATAGTCCCTACAACCTCGCTTGTTCATCAGATGGCATCAGACTTTATCGATTACGGTATGAGCCCTGATATACCCATAAGTAAAATCTTCTCAGGACAAGAAAAAGATAATAAATCCCCGTTTGTTATTACTACTTGGCAGTCAGTGTATAAAATACCCAAAGAGTGGTTTGATATGTTTCAGGTAGTAGTAGGGGACGAAGCACACCTGTTTAAAGCAAAAAGTCTTACTGGTGTTATGGATAAACTGATTACCTGCCCACATAGATTTGGATTTACAGGCACATTAGATGGTTCACAAACACACAGGCTCGTATTAGAAGGGTTGTTTGGGCCTGTAAAGAAAGTAACAACAACATCAGAGCTTATCGAACAGAAACATCTTGCAGACCTTAAAATTAAAGCCATAATATTATCATACCCTGACCTAATAAGACAGCAGATGAAAGGGCTTTCGTACCAAGATGAAATAGACTATATAATAACATGTGCTCCTAGAAATAAGTTTCTAATTAATCTTACGAGGTCTCTTAAGGGTAATACTTTATTACTATTCCAGTATGTGGAAAAGCACGGCAAAGTCCTTTATGACTTGCTGAAAGAAAACGAAAATGTCTTTTTCGTTTCCGGTGAGGTGGAGGGTGAGATAAGAGAAGACATAAGACATGCAGTTGAAAATTGTGAAGATGCCATTATAGTAGCATCATATGGTACTTTTTCGACAGGTGTAAATATAAAGAATCTCCATAATGTCATATTTGCTAGCCCTTCTAAGTCGCGTATCAGAAATCTACAGTCAATAGGTAGAGGGTTAAGAAAGGGCAATAATAAATCGTCTGCAGTATTATATGATATTGCAGACGACCTCTCATGGAAGTCAAGAAAAAACTATACCTTGTTACATTTTGCTGAAAGACTCAAAATTTATAATGAAGAAAAGTTCGATTACAAAACTTACAATGTAGGACTTAATTTCTTATGAACATACTAGTTTTAAAGCTTATCGACGGCACAGAAATTATTGGAGAGGTCTTTGTTAACAGTGAAGTGCTGACTGTTAATAATCCCCTTCAGGTCAACTACTTTATCAGAAACCCGGCGTTAGCTCCTGTGCTTACGCTTCACAGATATATGCCTATGGCATCACAAAAAGAATTTCAGTTTATGCCTATGCATGTATTGTCAACAGCCATCCCCAAGAGAGGGATGGTAGAGTATTATCATTCTATGTTAAAGGATATTACTGAAAACTTTGATGAATTTATCGACAACGAACTTATGGAGAAGGCAGGCATAGCCAACCTAGAAGACCCGGCTCATAAGGATGTAGCAGAGGCACTTTTAGAAAGAATGGTTAAGAAGCCGCTACTGAATTAATGAAAGATAAAACGCATTATGTAGATAATAAAAAGCTTCATGAAGCTATGATAGCTTATAGAGAACAAGTTCAGGGCGCTTTAAAAAACAATAAACAAAAACCACAAATCCCCTCGTATATTGGTCACTGCATACTAATGATTGCAATGAGACTATCATACAAACCTAACTTTAGCAACTATTCTTATAGGGAAGAGATGGTTTGCGACGGGGTAGAAAATTGTGTAAGCTACATTGATAACTTTGACCCAAATAAATCAAACAGCCCGTTTGCATATTTCACACAAATCATCTACTTTGCGTTTTTGCGAAGAATATTCAGAGAAAAGAAACAGCTTTATATTAAACATAAGTTTACAGAAAATAGCTCCTTATTCAACACGCTTAATGAACATAATGACTTTGATGATAACGACTTTTATTCTTCACCGCAAAACGATATTGACAATAGCAACATGAATGAGTTTATTAAGAGTTTTGAAATTAATCTAGAAAAAAAGAAAAACAAACGCAAGAAAGGTTTAGAGGAATTTATTGAGGGGGGTGTGCTTGAAGATAGCGATAGTTACTGACACCCATTATGGTGCAAGAGGCGATAGTGTGCATTTTTCAAACTACTTTGCTAAATTTTATAATGACATATTCTTTCCGTATCTAGAAAAAAACAATATTAGGACAGTAATTCACCTAGGTGATGTATTTGACCGTAGAAAATTTATTAATTTTGCCTCACTCAAATCATGTAGAGAGTATTTCTTTAATAAACTTAATGAGCAAAAAATAGACACACATATTATTGCTGGTAATCATGATACTTTCTACAAAAATACAAATGAGGTGAATGCTCTAGGTCTTCTACTTAAAGAATATAAGAACATACACACCTACGATGAGCCTGCTGAACTGACATTTGATGGCACCACTATTCTTGTGATGCCATGGATTTGTTCAGGCAATTACAACAAATGTATGAAGACCATTGAACAAACCAATGCACAGATCCTTTTCGGTCATTTAGAAATTAGCGGTTTTGAGATGCACCGTGGTACAGTTAACGATGGCGGATTTGATGCTGGTATCTTTAACAAGTTTGATTTGGTGTGCTCAGGACACTTTCACCATAAGTCTACACGAGGCAATATTAATTATCTAGGCACTCCATACGAAATAGCCTGGCCTGACTATAATGATCAAAAGGGGTTTCATATATTCGATACCGACACCCGTGAACTAGAATTTATCCATAATCCATATTGCATGTTCCGTAAGATATATTACGATGATCTTAATAAGAATATGTCTGAAGTTATAGTAGATGACTTTACAACCTATGCTGATACGTATGTAAAGGTGGTAGTAAGAAATAAGACGGTGCCCCTTTGGTTCGATATGTTCATAGAGAAGCTTGAAAAGGCAGGTGTATTAGATATGCAGGTAGTGGATGATCACCTTAATCTTTACTTAGAAGATGACAGTGATATAGTTAATCAGGCAGAAGATACTCTTACTATACTAAACAAGTACGTGGAGCAGATGAACGAAGAAATAAACAAGCAAAGGCTTGAAGGGTTACTTCGAAATCTTTATAATGAGGCCGTCTCGTTAGAATATACAACTCTCTGAATTAGAGGTTATATTGATTATTTTTCGTAAGATTCGATGGCGGAACTTTTTAAGTACCGGCAATTCGTTTACTGAGATTGATTGTGTAAGAAATCGCTCTACTCTTATTGTTGGTGAGAACGGCTCCGGGAAGTCAACTATATTAGATGCGCTCAGTTTCGGGCTTTATGGAAAGCCGTTCCGTAAAATTAACAAACCACAACTTCTTAACTCTATTAATAGCAAGAGTCTAGAAGTTCAAATTGAGTTTAGTGTCGGTAAGAATGATTACAAGGTCATTCGAGGCATGAAGCCTGCTGTGTTTGAGATTTACCAAAACGGCAACATTATTAATCAAAACTCTGAATCAAAAGAATATCAAGAAATGTTTGAGAAGATTATTCTCAAACTTAACTTTAAGTCATTCTCACAAATAGTTATTCTTGGTTCAGCATCATTTGTACCGTTCATGCAGCTATCTGCTGCTCATAGAAGAGAAGTGATCGATGATTTGCTAGACATACAAATCTTTTCAACTATGAATATTCTTCTTAAAGACAAGATTGCTACTAACAAAAATGAGATAATCGATAATGATTTCAATATTAAAAATACTGCAGAAAAGATAGAGCTTCATAAAAAGCATGTTGATTCGCTCGAGCAAAACAATGACAAAATAATTGAAAATAAACGAGCAAAGATAAGCGAGTACGAGATTCAGATTAAGGAAGCTGAAGATAAGATCGCCGGACTTAACTCACATATACAAAGACTAAACGATGAAGCATGCCTTCTTGATTCACTAGCAGAGCAGGATAAAAAGCTGCGAGAATTATATCGCAAGATGTTTGATAGGTCTGCTAAGATGATTAAAGATAACAATTTCTATAAAGAAAATGACAACTGCCCTACATGCAGGCAAAGCATCTCTCATAATTTTAAAGAGCATGTAATAGAAGAAAACGATAAAGGTATCAATGAGATTAGCAGAGGGCTTGGCAAACTCGATACAAAGCTAAAAACAGTTTCAGATAAGATTAAAGAATATACGAAGTCACTAGAGTTGCAAAGAAGGCTTCAGTCTGAGGTTATAGAGCAAAATAATACCATTACAGTGTGCAATCAGTTTATCAAAGGACTTGAGGCAGAAATTATCGATATTCAAAACAATACAAAGCATATTGATGCAAGTAATGAGCAAATTAAGGAACTAAAAGACGATCTTAGGAGAGCTATCGCACTTAAAGAAGAGCTTATAGAGCATAGAAGAACATTAGATGTTGCAAGTATGCTTTTAAAAGATTCAGGAATTAAAACTAAGATTATTAAGCAGTATGTCCCCGTAATGAACAAGCTTATTAACAAGTATCTTGCGTCGATGGATTTCTTTGTTAATTTTGAGCTTAACGAAAACTTTGAAGAAAGTATAAAGTCGAGGTTTAGAGATGAATTTAGTTATGATTCATTTAGCGAAGGCGAAAAAATGCGCATTGATTTGGCTCTACTGTTTGCCTGGAGAGCTATTGCAAAGCTTCGCAACTCTGCTAGCACTAATCTCCTTATCATGGATGAGGTGTTTGACAGCAGCTTAGATAACTCAGGCACTGATGAGTTCCTAAAGATTATTCAGGGTATAACTGCTGATACAAATATCTTTATTATCAGTCATAAAGGAGACACTTTGATGGATAAATTTCATTCTATTATCAGATTTGAAAAGCATAAGAACTTTTCACGAATTGCAATCGGAGGAAACTGATTTCTTTAAATTGTCTCTCCAAGGTAGCATCTGTAAGTTGCTAATTCTTTATTAGTGACGAATGTTTCTTTATAGAAACTTCTTTGTTTAAGATCATATAGTTGACCCCTATTATGAAATATATCATAATATATAAATTATCATTCTTTAGCAGGATAGCCGCATGAGTTACGGACTGGTAAAGCCTTCTCATCCTCTTCTCTCTACTAAATTAGAGAGATTTGACTTTAAAGCCCCTCCTATCGACCCAGTAGAATTAGCTAATAATCTTATAGAAACAATGTTGCATTATAAGGGAATAGGACTTTCTGCTAATCAATGCGGCTTACCGTACAGAGTGTTTGTTCTTCATTCGGAAAATCCTTTAGCATTTTTTAATCCAGTTATAGCGGATGTTACAACTGATAAGATTAAACTAGAAGAGGGTTGTCTTACATACCCGAATTTATTTCTGCCTATCAAAAGACCATCAATAGTTAAGGTTAGATTTCAAGATGCGTTTGGTGAGTATCATACAGAGAAATTTATTGGAATGACTGCAAGATGTATTCTTCATGAGCTTGATCATTTAAATGGGGTAGACTATACTAAGAGGGCTAATCCAATTCATCTGGCCAGAAGCTTAAATCAGAAAAAAGTATTGGAACGTAAAATAAAGCGTGCCAAGCAGGTTTAATGAGATAAGTATTATATCGTGCCCTTCCACGTACAACTAGGAATGTAAATGTCAAAAATTAAAGTATCCGAGCTATTTTATAGCTTGCAAGGGGAAGGTCTCTATGTCGGAGCTCCTTCTATTTTTTTAAGAACTTTCGGTTGTAATTTTCAATGTGCTGGCTTTGGCATGCCCGTAGGACAACTTAGTAATGAGCGAGACAATGTCGCTAATCAAATTTCTCTGTACAACAGCTACGCAGAGCTTCCTCTTGTTCATACTGGATGTGACTCTTATGCTAGTTGGGATCCTCGCTTTAAGCATCTTAGTCCTATACGAACTACTGATGAAATTGCTGAGAAGATTCTTGAACTTCTTCCAGAAAACAAATGGAAATCCGAGCATCTTGTAATTACAGGAGGCGAACCACTTCTTGGATGGCAACGTGCTTACCCTGATCTTCTTAAACACAAAGATTTCTGGCATCAATTAGCTGATCTGACCTTTGAAACGAACGGCACACAACCTATTTCTGAAGATTTAGAAAGTTTTCTTTTTGAAGAATTTACTCGGTTTGGTAAAGACTATGACCGGCTAACCTTCTCGGTTTCATCCAAATTGCCTTGTTCAGGGGAGAAATGGGAAGATGCTATTAAGCCTGATATTGTAAATCAATATCAAAGTATCGGAAATACATATCTTAAGTTTGTAGTTGCAACAGAAGATGATTTTGCTGACGTGGAGCATGCAGTAAAAGAATTTAGAGAAGGGGGCTTTAGTGGCGAAGTTTATCTAATGCCAGTCGGGGGTACAAATGAAGTTTATACCCTTAATAACAAAAGAGTAGCGGAGCATGCTATGAAAAAAGGATGGAGATACTCTCCGCGTCTGCAAGTTGATATTTGGAGAAATGCATGGGGAACGTAAAAAAAACATCGATTACGTTTGATAGATTTAAAGAAGCTATCGACATTATATTATATCAAATTAAAGAGCGTAATGTAAGATATAATTATATTATAGGACTTACTCGCGGCGGGCTAATCCCTGCCACGGTGCTAAGTCATAAGCTTGATGTGCCGATGCTAGCAAGTAACTGGGCTACAGATAGAAAGAAGCCATCGCTTACTCTTATGGATATTCTTGATAATCCTCGTAATAAAGTTCTACTTGTAGATGAGATATTAGATTCAGGTAAAACTATTAGCTCATTTATGAATATTCATGGTAAGACGGACGTAGCAGTTCTTATCTGGAATAAAGAACAGGAAGTTGTACCAGAATACTATGCATTCGAGATTGAACGATCAAGAACATCTGAGTGGTTTGAGTTCTGGTGGGAGGTATGATGGGGAAGTTTTATAGTACAAAAACGTACGGTAATGATAGAGGGTTGAGCTGCTGCTTTAGACAATGGAGAAGCACCCATAGCCATTGCTCTCTTCTTCATGGTTATTCTATTGGTGTAAAAGCCGTATTCGAATGTGATGCCCTCGATGAGCGTAATTGGGTTATGGATTTCGGGGGCCTGAAAGAATTAAAAGAATGGCTAGAGTATATGTTTGACCACACACTTATTGTTGCAGAGGATGATCCGGAACTAGAATCTCTAGCCAATCTAGGTAGACTTGGTCTCGCTGACGTAAGAGTGGTTCCGTCTGTTGGCTGTGAAAGATTTGCAGAGCTTGCTTACAACCAACTTGCATTTCTTCTTGATGAATGGAGAGATAGGGGGACATTGTTGAACCCCTCTGTGCGCGTTAAGTCAGTGGAAGTATTTGAACACGCTGGCAATTCAGCAATTTATGAAAGAACATAATATGAAATATACGGAAGTCTTGCGTAACATACTTATTAATAACAAAATGAGGTACTGGGCAGGTGATAATATTTCCACAATTCTCAACGATGCAGATCGCACAGTTATTGTTGAAGAGGTTACAGAGGCGTTTGAAGCAGTCTTGGATGCTCTTCTTATTGACAGAGAAAACGATCCAAACTCAAAAGGAACAGCCAAAAGACTAGCTAAAATGTATGTGCATGAGATAATGGCAGGTAGATATTATCCAGCACCCGACACTGCTGCATTCCCTAACACGGGCGAAAGTGCATATAATGGTATGCTCGTAGTGAGAAGTGAACTTAAGTCTATATGTTCGCATCATCACCAGCCTGTTACGGGTGTTGGGTATATCGGTATTATCCCAGGAGATAAAGTAATTGGACTATCAAAGTATACTCGCATTGCTCAATGGTGCGCGCGCAGAGGAACTCTTCAAGAAGAACTCTGTAACGATATTGCACGGGAAATTCGAAAAGCAACTGAAAGTCAAAATGTAGCAGTATACTTAAAGTTAAAGCATGGGTGTTGTCAAAATAGAGGTTTAAATGCTCATGACAGCACTACGCAAACCACAGTATTGTATGGCGAGTTTAATAATGCTGATGTAAAGAAAGAGTTCTTTGATAATATTCAGATTCAGGAACTAACAACTCGTTGAACTTAAATTCATAGTATTATAAACTTTATAATAAAATTGAATTAGGTGTATTAAGTATGAAAATAGCCCATGAAGCCCCTCTGAGTATTTTAAATAAAGTGCAGGAAGTTACTGACTACGACTATGCTCTTGTCCACTTATTTGAAGAGAACGAAAAGTATTATAATTTCTTCAGGCGTGCACTGGAAAAAGGTCGAGAAGTTATTCTCGACAATTCAGTCTTTGAATTAGGGACTGCCTTTAATAATGATGAATATTATAAGTGGATTACTCTTCTTCGCCCTACTTATTATATTATTCCTGATGTTCTTGAAGACGCTGAGAAAACTGTAAATAATATAAAGACATGGCAGCATATCCCTGAAAGAAAAACTATCGGTGTGGTGCAAGGTAAATCTATCGAAGAGATAGTCTGGTGTTATCAAGTGATTGAACCTTTAGTAGATAAGGTTGCTATTTCGTTTGACTATTCATTTTTTATCGACGAAGATCTTAATGGTAAGCTTCCAACTAAGTACCATCACTATATGTACGGCCGTGATGCTCTTCTTAATTACATGCTTAACATTGCACAAGTAATTAATGTAAATAAACCTCATCATCTGTTAGGATGTGGTCTCCCGCAAGAATTTGAATCGTACCGCGACTACAAATGGGTTGATTCCCTTGATACATCCAACCCAGTGGTTACTGGCTTGAAGGGTATCCGCTATAATGGTACCAAGGGTCTAGAAGACAAACCATCTGAAAAGCTCTTTACCCTTGTTAATAGCGACTTAAACGAAGATCAGCTCGGTAAGATTTTTTATAATATTGAATGTTTTAGAGCAATAGTTAATGGTTAATCGTAAATACTGGATTGCTATGTTCTCTCAGACAGGATCTGAGATTGCTGCTATTGCTACAAGGCTTGGTTTTAAGCCAGATTTAGTTCTGACTAATAATACCGACACTGAAACTTGGCATCCATATATTTACGAATGCGCTATTATCGCAGACTCGCATGATAAACTGATGGATTATTTCATGCAGCTTGATGACAGTAACTATTTTATTACTCTCCATGGTTATCTAAGAATCATTCCTCAAGCGGTGGTAAAAAAGTTCGAGTTATATAATGGGCATCCAGGCCTTATTACAAATTATCCGGAGCTGAGGGGTAAAGATCCTCAAGAAGCAGTTGCAAAGAATTTAGCTCTATACAAGCATATAGGTAGTGTAGTACATAAGGTAGCGCCTGAAGTTGACAGCGGAGAAATAATCACAAAGTTTGCCGTTTTTAATTCGTGTAATACTAAAGAAGAAGTATATGACA